TCAGCATGGACAGGCCGGATGAAGTACGCCCAGCGCCCTGCACATTCAGGTCGCCGTAGACGTAGGCTGGGATGCCCGGGTGGTCGTCCGCCAAACGGCTGAACTTCTCGTACACACCCATGAGTTCGCTCGCCCGCGAATCGGGCTGCGTGAACCGGATGGCCGGTGCGCTCGAACCCACGGGGTCATTGATGGTCTGCCAGATTTTCCAAGGCGTCAACTGGGTGATGTCCTCGTTGGGCGGCAGGCGCTCCACGTTGACTTCGACCTGCGGGCCGCTGGAGATACCCATGTTGTTGACCAGCGCACGAGCAGCGGCGTTGCACACGCCCTGCAAGTCTTCGATGATCTCGGGTATGGCTTTGCCCCAGAACGCGCCGGGGCACTTGATGAACGAGGTCTTGGCGTAAGGCTTCTCACCCAGCGGGTCATAGTTGAGCACCGCCTTGATGACGTAGTTACCCACCAGCCAGACGTTGGCGTCGTACTCGCGGGCCTCGTCGGGCACATCTTCCTCGGTCAGACCCCACTCGCGCAGCATCTTGCCGCTGACTTTGCCCCAGAACTCCAGAGCATCGAACTCGGTGGTCGGCTTCATGTACGAGTAGTACTTGCGCTCCTCCTCGTCCTTCTGAAGTTCTACGTCCTGATTGATCCACGACTGGCCGTTGCCAATCTCCAACACCTTGCGGATGGCGTCTTCGTCGTAGCCCGGAACGCCGATGAGATCGGACAGTTGCATCCGACTCAGGGGGTGGTACTCGAACAGGTAGCCTTCGTTGATCGTGCTGATCCCCGGCTCGGGGTAGATGTAGAATGGATCGACCCGCTCGTACTCCGGCCCAAGGCGCTCAATGGGTTCGACCACAGTCTGGCCTTGAGCATTGGTCTTCCACCCCAGCGCCCGCTGGCGGCGCACAACCGGCCCCTTGATGAACGCCGCAGGGAACGTCACGAGGTCGGTGATGAAATCGTTGAAGGATGACTCCCAGCCGCCTTGGGCGAACTGGTCTTGAATCTTGACCTTCATCCGGTCGGCACGCATCTGTGCTTGTTGCAGGACAGCGAAACGGAAATCTTGGCCGACCGCCTCGCGCATTTCGGCCATCTCCTCCCGGTTTGGAGCCTTGCCGTACTCCTCGACCATCTTCATCACGCGCTCGGCGAAGATGCCCTGTACGTCCTTGGTCTGCGCTGGGCTGAGGTCAGGGATGGGTGTGGCCTGCAAGTCCCACGGCGGGGAGCCATTGTCAAGCAAAATGTCCCGCAGCCAAGACTCCGCAGCGCGGCACTTGACTTCGGTGATCATCATGTAAATCTCGGAGCCGCCCTGCCCTTTAATCTGTTGCAGCTTGTCTGCGTCGTACTGGCCGTTGCGCTGGCGCAGCGCACGCAGCATGATGTACTCGATGGGCTTCTTCGCCATCTGGGCAACATCCCAGCACTGGCGCAGGTACCCGGCCAAGCCAAGGATGACGGGCTGATTCTGACGCTCAGCAAGAGCGCGATCCGAAACCTCTCGTTCTTGCCGAGCAAGTTCAGAGTTCGATACGACTCGCAGGAATGTCAGTCCGGCCATTTACTTCTTTCTCACGGGTACTGGCAACGCCAATTGTTTGGCGCGTTCTGAGAGTTGCCGTGGTACTTCCTTGATAATTTCCAGTTCTCTTTCGCGGAAAGTCGGCTCTACGCGCTCCAGCCGCTTAACTACGGTTTTAGCGCCGCCGCCGCGATTGGCTAGATTTTGAGCCAATTTGGCAATGGTTTTGATACCAACGCCAGCCGCTCCACCCACCATGTTTTCGAGGGGGTAAGAACCTTCTAGCGCCTGCGACTTTTCCATCGCGGCTCTTTTGGCTTTCCCCTCTGGAGTTTGTTCGGCTTCTTGCGCTCTCTGGTACTGCTGTTCTTTGCCGTAGGCGTTGGAAGTGTCAGCGGCGGGAGCGCCCCTACGTGTAAGCCCTTGCTGCTTGTTCATGTAGTCCCGCAAAGACAAACCGGATTTTTCCAATTCTTCCTTGGTGACTATCGGGGGTTTACCCCTTGGTGTCTGTCGGTCAGTTAAAGTCATACCGTAAGCAGGCGCTGCTACCGGTTTTGCACCCGATTCGGAACTGGCAACAGATTGCCGTGCGCGTTCTCGAACGTCTTCGTCGATATTGGGGTTAGACCCCTCCACTATTCCGCCCTTTTCGTAAGACCTGACGGCTGGGCCACCCATCTTCGGGTTGGTGGATGTCATCGTAAACGGCTTCGACTGGCTGCATTTCATGGTCGCTCCTTACCTGTTCAACAGGGTTCTACCAACAAGTATACATGCTATCGAGAAAAAAGAAACCCCCGGTGTCAAGGACGCACACACAGGGGTTAACCCCGATGGTCGGGGGAGGAGGTGACAACTGCGCGAGCAGTGGTGTAAGCATATCACGTCCAGCCCAGAGCGGAAGTTCCTTTAACATCCCGGCGCTGCTGGAGCGCGTACCCCTCACCGGCGTGGGCAATATGCAACATCAGGTACTGGAGCGCCTCGGCCACGTGCGAGTGCTTGTTCTTGTCGATGTCGCCGTCGCCCTTGGGCTTGTACCGGTAGCCGCCCATCATGGCCGCTTTGAGTTGCGTGCAGCGGGGATCAACGAGGAACGCCGGGTCGCCGTCCACCTGCCGCATAAGGTACTCGTCCACGGCGTTGATGCGTGCCGACACGTTGTTGGTTCTGGCCGGGATGACTTTCATCCCCTCGGCCTTGATGATGTCCACCACGCTGCGCTCGTCGGTCTGCGCCCGCTGCACACCCGCTGGGTCAACGACGACCAGCACCGGGGAGCCGGGGTACCGCTCGTACAGTAACGGTTTGAGCATGGTGCGGATGAACCGCTGGATGCCCATGTCAAACGAGACAGCCTCGTCAAGTATCAGCGCCCGCCCTCGGGGGTCTTGCTGACCGAGCACCGCTGCTGGGGTTAACCCTAAGTCCATGCCAATGACGATGGGCCGCACCCCGTTCACGATGGCCCTCAGCCGCTCCTTCGCCATGTGGTAGTCAGGCCGGAAGTACTTGTACACCGGCATACCGGCTGAACTGAGGCCGTACTCGCCGTCGATGTAAACCCGGATGTACTCCTCGCTGCGGCCTTGGGTGTCGTAGTACCCATCCGGCAGATTCTCAATGTTCTCAGCGTAGGGACTGCGCCCCGAGGGTTGCCGGAACACGTCCCACCCGTTGTCGTTGGGGGAGACGCCATCCCTCACGTCCAGCCCCTCCATCTGGTAGTACCACCAGCCGTCCATCGTCGGCGGGTTGGTGTCGCCCCACATACCGTGCCACGTCGGCCCGCCGTCCTTGGCCGACGGGAACCGCCCAATACGTTTGGACATGGCGTCCATGATGTCGGGGTGAATGTCCCGGCACTCGTTGAACCATGCGAAGGACAACTCCAGCGAGTTCAAGTTGGCAACGTCGTCAGCGTCGTCCAGCGCCCGGAACATGATCTCGCACTCCACGTCGCCCACCTTGAAGAAGTAGGTCTTGGTGGTGCGCATGTACTGCCCGCACACACCCGGTGGGAACCAGTCGAGGAACGTCTTGATCGTCGTGTCCTGTAACTGGCGGGCGGTTTCCCGCACGATGGCCGCTCGGGTCTTCCTGATACCCTGCGCGTTGGGTTCCTGTATGGACGCCCTGCGCACGATCTCGAAGGAGCAGGTGACGGACTTGCCCGAACCCACTGGCCCCATGAGGACGCGCATCTTGGCGTCCGAGGCCATGAACTTCTTGCCCGTGGGCGGCGGCGTGTAGTTGATGTCAAGCGCCATCAGTGTTCCCTCAACTCACCGGACTCGTACTTCTCGCGCTGGTCGAGCGAGTGGTGAAGAATGACAAACGGTTCTTCCATATCCGGCGTCGGGAGACACCAGCAGTCGATCCGGGTCGTGTGCTCCCGCAGATCGTTTAACGGCACCACATGGATCAGATTGCAGGTGCAGTTGCGCCCTTGGTTGCAGTCCCCGGTGCATGAACTCATGCTGGCTCTCCTTGTACCAACGAAATCACGAACTCGCGCCCGTGCTTCTTGCTGCGTGTGATCTTGGTCTGGAACGACAGGCTGGCGCGGCCCAGCGCGTTCTCTACGGCCACTGCCTCGGTGGCGGTGCGCAGTTTCACGGCGCGAAAGCCGTTGAAGTTTTGGGTGAACAGGTCTTCAATTCTCGATGGCAGTTGCATCTTGTACGTCCACAGTGGTTGCTTCAATGGTACGGGCATCGCGGGGGTCGTTGCCAAGGTTGATGGTGATCTTCACACCACCAGTGCCGTTGTCCTGCGGGCCAGCGTCCTTTGGCTCCAACCCGGCCCACTTCACCGTGGACTTGATCAGGTCGGCCTTGACTGCGGGGGACACGGACGAATCATGGATCAATAACCACGAGGTCGTCAGCAACTCCTCGGCTTGGGCGCGGGCTTTGAGTTTGAACGTCAGCCCCTTCTCCCGAACCTCGGTGCGGTAGCCCTCCACCTTCTTGAGAAAGATGGGGTCGGCGTTGAACGTGAGGATGTCGTTGGCCGAGATACGGTGCCGTGTGATGACCTCCTGCAAGGTATCACCGCTGCCCTCAAGGGTCAGGGCTACATCGAAGGCCAGACGGTCGTTCCACTTGGTGTGATTGAGAGGTAGGTTGTCCATGAGCGCAATATAGCACGGGAGGTTACGGGGCTGTCAAGGGATGAGGTAACTTTACACGTTCTATTTTTTGGGTCTTGGTTTAAGAGGTTGCCTACAACTACCGGGGGCCTCGCTTTTCTCAAGCCATGTACCCCCCTCCCCCTTGCGTCACACACGCGCATCACGTGCGCACGCGCATTATGTGCGCACATGCGCATCACGCGCATTATGCGCGAGGCAACTTGACACTTTCGGCAAGATCGGCGAGTCTGAATTTGTCGATGCAGTGATCGTACTGCAAAGATTCAAAGCTCTTTAACAATACATAGCTATTCCCTTGCATGATGGCCTTCGTTTGAAGGGTTCATTTCGATCCCGGATGAGGGTTATCACTGAGGAGATAGTTATGTCTGCAAAGACTTTTGAGGGTTCGGTGTCCATCGTCAAGAACACCAAGGGCGAAATCGCTCTGAAGAAAGACGCTGAGGGTAAGTTTACGGTTGACAATGCTGGTGAATGCCATGCAAAGATGACCGAGCTTTCCAAGAAGCTCAAGGCTCCGATCAACAAGTACTCCTTGTTTATCGCTGACGGTGGCACCGAAGCAGTGATGTTGGCAAACCGGTTCGGCAACCCCTACATCGCCCTGCTCCCCAAGCGTGGCGATGGTGCTGCAAAGCGCAACGCTGTGACCAAGTTGGCCTAAGTTGAATCCCGGAGCGTGACAGGCTCCGGGTTCTTTTTCACACTGGAGAACGTAATGTCTGACGACGCAAAAGCAATCATCGGCGCGATCATCTTCGCACCCATCTTCTACTTCCTTCTGGTCGTAGTGATGTCCTTCTAACCACAGCCCGCTTCGGCGGGCTTTTTTCTTTTCATCTATGGATTAGGCAGAGAAGCGGGGGAACTCCCTTTCTTCTGTGTGTTACACACACCATACGTCGGGGGTTTATAGCTCACAACGCTGCGGTACTGAACGACTTTACACAGGGGGGACACAGTAGTATACAACATTACACGTAAAGTGTCAAGTAAGGGGCTAACCTGACACAATCTAACTATACATGCAACAATCTATTTTTAACTCGGCACGAAATCAGTACTTTACATCGAGAAACTTTACATGTGTAAAGTGTCAAGTTAGAAGAAATGTCCAATGAAATCAACCACTTACGTGATTTTTACCATGAGCCATGAGTCTATGAACGATATATATGATATAGAAAAGATAGGTTTTTAGTGTATACTACATAAACCCTGAGATGACTCCACACTTTTCATAATGTGGCATGAAGTCTTCCAACTTTTTAGTGCGACATTACTTCCAAAAACGTAGATTGTTTAGATCGTCACTCGTAACCCGTTGATTTCATTGGATTTTTGCGATCTACGAGCAATCTAACTTGACACTTATTTATAGATTGTTTACATCAATTCGTAGATTGTTCACGCGCCAAGCCCCCTTTAAGCCGCTTTACACAACCCATGTTCTTGGACAACGAGCCGCCACTTGACGTTCGTCCCGGCCCCGGCGAGACTGGCTGGGCCTCGGTGCTGGGCTTTATACAGCATTACAACAACCTCTAAGGAGCCTATCATGGCTAAGATTTATCAAGGTAAAGTATCGGTGTATAGCAATTCCAACAAGCAGCTTGTTGTCAAGCCTGATGACAGTGGCAACTTCAACCACGAGAATGTGTCGGAACTGTACAAGACCATGTTGACACTTGGCAAGAAACACAAGATGGAAGTCAGGGTGTTCAAGCCTGAGAATGAAGCCAACTGTGACACACCACTGCTGATGGCAGACCGTTGGGGCAAGCCTTACATCGCTCTGTTGCCAGAACGCAAGGCCCCCGGTGCTGTCAAGGTCACTGTTCAAAAGCTCGCTTGAGAGGAACCACATCATGCCTACTACTCAAGTCCTTCCTTCCAAAGCCCCTCGTAAAGCACGTAAACAGGAGTCCCTCCGCTTTGTGGTCAAGTGGATCGTTGCTGACACCATGTATTTCCAGTGGTTCAAACGTGACAGTGCAGCTTGTGCCTTCCTCAACCGTCTGACAGCCGACGGTATCGAGGCCCGTATCCTGATGAAATGAGAACACCATGACACAACAAGTCTCTTTTGTTTTGACTGAGTTGACCCATGTCTGCCCTTTCCCGGTTCAGAATCGGGAGTTCTTCAGGGTGCAGATCAAGTCCGACGATGGCCGCTCTACCAAGTGGATCAATATCACCCCTGACCAGTTCAAACAGATCGAGCAGGTTCTGCTGGGTATCCCAGTAACCTGACATGCCAACTTACAGCCCTGTGACAGAGGGCTGTGGGGTGCAATGTCGCACTGTATCGGAGCAAATGCTATGAAGATCGCCAACAAAAACGCTAGAGAGTTCGTTGTAAAGCAGCACCCCTTCGAGGGTTCCAACCTGTTCGGCCAGTTCTTCTGTGTCGATCCCAAAGACCCTGATCCCGGTCAGAGTGGCTACGTGGTTTACAGCTACGGCCCTCACCATCCGCTGCTGGTGTCAGTGACCATCGACGGTCGAGACGAGTGGTTTGCCAACGAGGACGGTTACAGCCAGTCCACCAAGCGGCACATGTCCCAGAGCCGTCCCGACATTTACACCGATATCGAACTGCACTGGCTGTCCACTGCTTGGATGAAGCGGCTGGTGCAGGGGGGATACCGTGAACTGGTCAAGGCCCGTGTCGTGGAAGGAGTTGCAGCATGAACGGTTACATCGCCTTCTACCGTGGCAAACAGGTCGAGGTCTACGCTGTGTCAAGTTACGAGGCACAGCAGAAGGCCGCTGCCATGTTCAAAGCCCGCAAGTCCTACGAGGTCACAGTGATGCTGGCTGAGAAGGATGGGCAGCAGGTTGTCCATTCAACTGGGGGACTGTGATGAACGTGTACTTCGCTGGACGGCTGATCGTCGTCGAAACAAACGTGGCATGGGCTTTGCCGTACTGGACAGCCCACAAACAGCAGAACAACTGCATTACATGGAGGTTTACATGAAACAAGCTGAGGACACCTTCACGATGGAACTGGACTTCAGTCCAGCCCCCGTGATCTGCCGCTGTGGGGATGATGTCCCTTCCAAACGTGCTGAACTGGGCTACAGGACTTGCCTGTTCTGTGGTGACAAAGCAGCACGTCAAGTTCGCCACACCGTGGCACCGATGAACAAGAGCAACTACATGCTGTTCACTGACCCTGAACTGCTCAAGCAACTCAACCCCAAGAGGACAATGTAATGTTTAGAAACAAGTTCAAACTCAAACCCCTCAAGCCGATGGGGGTGTCCATCAACGATCCCCTGTGGAAACGTGTTGCCCGGTGGCTGTCCTATGTCATCTCGGTGACAGTCATCGCTGTACTGATGGCTGTGTTTCTGCTCGAATGGATGGCTGGTTGCGGGGAAACCTACACCGATTCCAAGGGAGTGCAACATGCCAACGAATGCCTGTTCATCGACCGATAACCTGCGGCTTTACATGCTGCGGTACGGCAAACGTGGAGCACCAGTGCGTGACTCCACTGGCCGGATCATTTACTTCAACGACAAGGAGAGTGCAAAGCGACAGAGGAACGAACTTAACACAGGGGTAAACCCATTCATTTTTGTAGTATCTACCGGCCCTGACCATCAACCTAAATCCGAGAGGAAAATCAAATGCGAGCCACGCTTCTGAAAGAAACCATCAAGTCCCTGTTCCCCATCACCCGTACCCTGTCCATCGAGGGTAGCCCCGGCGGTGGCAAGACGACCATCGTCCACGAGGTGGCACAGGAACTTGACATCCCCTGTGTCGAACGTCACATGCCAACCATGTTGGTCGAGGACTTCGGTATCCTGTTCCCAGACGGCAGCGACAAGCTGAACTCCCGCCTCCCTGACTGGTTCCCTGTCAAGGGCAAAGCACCAGAGCAGGGCATCCTGCTGTTCGACGACCGCAACCAAGCTGGCCCTGACTTGCAGAAGGTGCTTGCCAACATCTGCCAAGCCCGGACACTGCATGGTGTACCGATGCCAGACGGATGGCAGGTTATCTCCACTGGCAACAGGCAGTCTGACCGTGCTGGTGCCAACCGGGTGCTCAGTCATCTCCGCAACAGGGAGACGGTGCTGGAGTTGGAGACACACCTTGACGACTGGACTTCATGGGCCATCAACCACGGTGTCAAGCCCGAGGTCATCAGCTTCATCCGCTTCCGTCCCGGTCTGTTGCATGACTTCGATCCTCAGCGTGACCAGAACGCTACACCACGGTCTTGGGTGGACGGTGTGTCTGACGTGCTGGGTACTGTGGCACCAGAGGCTGAGTTCGAGTGCTTCAAAGGCGCTGTGGGTGAGGGTGCTGCTGCCGAGTTCGTAGGGTTTGTACGTATCTTCCGCAAGCTGCCCAACCCCGACGCTATCCTGCTCAACCCTCAAACTGCTGACGTTCCCAAAGACCCAGCGACCTTGTATGCCCTGTCCGGTGCCTTGGCACAGCGGGCTACCGAGGCCAACTTCGAGAGGGTCTGCCAGTACAGCGAACGTATGCCTCCCGAGTTCTCTGTGCTGACCATCAGCTATGCAGCACGGCGCAACCCTGACTTGGCTAACACCCAAGCCTTCACCAAGTGGTCTATCAACCACCAAGACGTGTTGTTCTGACCCAGTGAAACCTATGGCGCATTTGCTAGCGACAAGTGCGTCACACATCCATCAACATCTTTAGAGGAACCAAACCATGAATCTCAATGACCGCGCACTGTTGGTGCAACTGAACGTGTCCCAGTGGACAGCCCGCAAGTACGACAAGAAGGCAACCAAGGAGGTGATCAGCAACCACGGCACCACCGCTGCTGCTGGCCGCTTCAACAAGGCACTGCTGCCCATGTCTGACCTGCTGGAGAACATCCACAAGAAGACGACTTACATCCGCACCAAGTACTACGAAAACACCTTGCCGTGGGGTATGGACGGCACCATGATGCTGCCCACTGCCAACTACCTGAACTTCATGTCCGACTTTCGCAAGGAACGTGGCGAGTGGGACAGACTGGTGCAGGACTTCATCGACAACTACGACAGCCTCAAGCTCGATGCACAGCGCATCCTTGGCTCCCTGTACGACCACTCGGACTACCCGCCAGTGCTTGAGTTGCGGCACAAGTTCCACATGGACATGGCTGTGTTCCCAGTGCCGAGCAGCGACTTCCGGGTTGCCATCGGCAGCGAGGAACTGACACGCATCCAGCAGGATGTTGAGAGACGTGTGAAGGATGCGGAGCAGACGGCGCTGAAGGATGTGTGGAACAGGCTGTACGAACGGGTCAAGCACATGGCTGAGAAGCTGGCTGACCCCAAGGCGATCTTCCGTGACTCGATGCTGGAGAACACCCGAGAAATCTGTGCGCTGTTGCCGAGGCTGAACTTCAGCGATGACCCCAACTTGGAAGCTATGCGGCAACAGGTTGAGGCATCCCTGATCAAGCACCCCGAGGCACTGCGTAACGACCCTGATCTGCGGCGTGACACTGTCGCTGAAGCGAAGGCCATCATGGACAAGATGGGTGCCTTCATGGGAGCACTGTGATGCAGATTACTATCGAGAAGATGCACTGTCCGCAATGCACTGAGCGAACTGTGTTTGAGGTACTGCGGTATCGCCACGGCAAGCTAAACAACCGTACCACACTGCGGTGTGTGGGATGTGGACACGTGTTTGGGATTGCCGAATCCAAGGAGTTCATCGAGCTAGAAATGGCCGAGATGGATGCAATCATCGACAGCAACATTACCATCACTGACCCAAGACTGCGAGACGGTGTGTACGGCGTGGTAATTGACACGATGATGGCACTGAGGGAGAAAAACACATGAACGTGGAGGACATCTTTGACGCTGACGGCGCTGCCATACAAGCAGCGTATGACCTGATCCGAACGATCCTGAAGACCGATCCCGGTGTATACGATGACTTCGCTGGGCCTGTCCTGTTGCTGCTACGGCAGCGACTGGGTAGTTCATGGCGCAACGTACCCAAGAAACGCAAACCAAGGAAAACCAAATGACAACTGCAACCATTGACATGAAGAAGCTGACCACCAAGCTGGCGAAAGCCAAGACCGCTCTGATCTTGGAGCATCCCTTTGTGGGCACCATTGCCCTGAGTATGCCCTTCGAGTTCGACGAGAACATCAAGACCGCTGCTACCAACGGTAAGCGGATCAAGTTCAACCCCGAGTTCGTGGACAGCCTGACTGACGAGGAGGTCAAGTTCCTCGTTGCCCACGAGTGCTTCCATCCCATGCTGGAGCACAACTTCCGGCGTGGTGAGCGGCAAGGGAAACGCTGGAACATGGCCGCTGACTACGTGATCAACAAGCTGTTGACCGATGAGAGTATCGGACGGATGCCCAAGGTCGGCCTGCTGGATGCCAACATCTACAACGCTGGGCACGGCACCAGTGAGGGCATCTACAACATCCTGCCTGAACAGGATGAGAGCGGTGGCTCCGGTGCTGGTGAACCCGGTGGCCCACTGGACGACTGTGAGGACGGTGACGGTAGCCCTGCCGAGCAACAGCAGCAACAGGCTGAGTGGAAGGTGAAGGTGGCCCAAGCTGCGCAAGCGGCGAAGATGATGGGCAAGATGACTGCCAACATGCAACGTCTTGTGGATGAGGTGCTGCAACCCAAGGTGGACTGGCGTGAGGTGCTGCAAAAGTTCCTCGTCAAAGCACGGACAGATCAGCGATCCTTTGCCCGGTTTAATCGCCGCTTCATTGCACAAGGACTGTACCTGCCCAGTGTCAGCGGTGAGCAGATGGGTGAGGTGTGCTTCGCTGTGGACTGCTCTGGCTCCATCGACCAGAAGACGGTCAACCAGTTTGCCGCCGAGATCAAGCGGGTCAAGGAAGACCTGATGCCTGAGCGTATTCATGTGCTGTACTTCGACAGTGAGGTCAGCCACGTGGAGAGCTACGAGCAGCACGACGATCTGGACATCAAGCCTCACGGCGGTGGAGGCACCGACTTTGCACCAGTCTTCGACAAGATCATCGAGCTTGGGATCAACCCCGTTGCTATCGTGTTCCTCACTGACCTGTGCTGCAACAGCTTCGGTGATCAGCCTGATGCACCAGTGCTGTGGGTCACGACCGACCCCGGCAACGCACCCTTCGGTGAAGTGGTGGAAATGAACTGATGCTGGCCCTGCCGGATGGGTACACAGTAGGCGATAAGGCGCACCACTTGATGCTGGGCAGCGAGTGGCAAGTCGTTGTCAATTACAAAGGTCGCCCAACGTTTGAGCTTGCAAAGATGTTCGACATACGAAGCTACGCACCGAGGTATGCGGGGCGACTTATCGGCGGTAAGTGGGCACAGTTCCCTCACTATACCGAGGCAGTTAGAGTGATGGCAACTAAACACAGACTAGGAGTTAGACCATGAACCAATTCCAAACCGATGAGTACCACAATCGTGTCATGGCTGTGGTCACAAAAATCAACGACATGATGCATGAAAGTGAAGTGGAATTTGATGTCGGGGTCAATGCCCTGATTACGTTGCTGGCTTCGTGCAGCAAGCACTCTGAACTAAGTGACAAGGAGTTCCTGACGATGCTGGTGGCACAGACCATGCATGTGATGGACAACATGTCCGTTCAAACACACCCCGTTCAATAAGGAGAATCACATGGCAACAGTACGTTTTAGCAAAGAACTCATCGAGAAGATCATCCGCAATGCCCGATCCAAGATGGAACCTGCCATCACCAAGGCCAAAGAGCAGAAGCTCGACAACGCATGGGGTCAGCGCATCTACGACACCATCTTTCTCGAAGTCAAGCCAATCATCTCGCAAGTTCCTGCTGGATGGTTCAAGATGGTGGATAAAATTTGTATCGAACAGGTGGGTGACGCCAGATGTGGTATGCAATTTACCTTTGCGACTCCCCTGCCTTGGCCCGACGTGTTTGTCACTACTGCCATCGCCAAGAGGGATCGTAGCTACAGCGATGGTATCGTACTCACAGATGAGCATGTATGGGCTGAGTTCTACGCAGAGGTTGTGGCGTACAAGCAGCGTGTTTCAATAGTCAAACAACGACAGACAGAGTTTGCTGATATGGTCAAGAAGGTAACTGAGGCGTACTCCACACTGGCCCCGGCACTCAAGGCATGGCCTCCCCTGTGGGAGTTGATCCCCGAGGATGTGAAGGACACACACAGGAAGATCGTGGAACGTACCAAGAACGATGTGGTACTCGACGTTGACATCGGCAAACTTACTGCCCTGAGTACTGCTGCCAAGTTCGGACTCTGACATGAAGATCGACGAAGCCAAGCGCAAGCATTGGCTCCGTTCCTTGCGCCGTTTCAAGTACGGTATCAAGGTGCGGGCCAAGCTCGGAGTACTACAGACTATCTGTGAACAAGTTGCAGCAGAACGTAAGGGTAAACAGGGGTGGGATGCACCTCAATGGCCGCATGACAGATGGGTTACATTGCTGTACACTTGTATCAAAGACAACCAGTTCCCGCCGGAACTACTTACCGGATTCGTGAAGACCGCTGAGGTTACGTTCCTCAATCCACGCAAGCAACCTACAGTAGAGGGCACAGTCGAAGCCGTGAACGAGATATGCCGCGAACATAGCAAGGCGCTCCGACAGAAGTTCGGGGTGTTCCTATGAAGTGCCCAGTGTGCAACACATGGGTGCAGGTTAAGGAAACCCGTAGCCGCCCCAACAACGCAGCGTACCGCAGGTATGAGTGCGCCAACGAGCATCGCTTTACCACACTGGAACAAGTTGTGCGTGTAATTCAACCGAAGAAAAAGAAGCCGTGAACCTAAGAGCACGAGTACGTAACGCTTTGATAGTCCTCGTGACTGTGGTATCGCTGATCGTGCTTGTGTTCAACATCTTTTACATAACCTTTTGGAGATAGAAATGAGCAAGATTACCAAGAAGCAGCAAGTCCTCAACCACTTCCTCAAGCACCCACTGGCTACACCCAAGTTTGTATCTGCGAAGTATGGCATGGCACTGCCCGCTGTGTACACGCTGCGCAAGCAAGCGATGCACGAGTACCAAGAGCGCAACGCTACGGAGATACTCGGCCCGCAGATCGACGAGCCACAAGTTGTTGTGGGGCAAGCCAAAGACAGGCAGGTGGGGGGCGACCACTACAAGTCAATGGGTGTGCAGCCGTGGGATGTCGTGGACACATGGCCCCGTGACCAACGCATTGGCTACTACCGAGGCGGTGCGCTGAAGTATCTGATGCGCATGGGTAGCAAGGACGAGTCACCCGTCGAGGTGGCAAAGGGCCAGCACTACATCCAGAAACTTCTTGAAGTATTGCAGGAGCAAAGCTGATGGCAATGGACATCGTAACCATCGACTTTGAAACCTACTACGACAAGGACTACAGCTTGTCGAAGATGACCACCGAGCAATACGTTCGCAGTTCTTTGTTCGAGGTCATCGGAGTGGGCGTCAAGGTCAACGACTACCCCACTGACTGGTACAGCGGGGACAACCCCGGCAAGTTCCTCAAGTCACTGGACTACAGGAAGCGGGCCATCCTGTGCCACAACACAGCGTTCGATGGGGCCATCCTGTCGTGGCACTTCGGCATCAGCCCTAGGC